TGCACTCTGAATATTGGTGCGGAACACATTATCCAGATAATGTTTTGGCAAGATGATTTCAGATTCTTCAATCAGCTTCTGAAAATCCTTAAACGTCCCACCGTCTGCAATGGATTTATTCACTGCCTTAATGACCGTTTCAACCTGCTCAAGACTCGATAGAAAGCTAACCGTGGTTGCCATCTGTCGGGTCTTAAGGTCCATTGAATAGAACTCATCTGGCAGTACAATCTTTTTACTGTGAGCGTACCGAAGCGCCTCAAGAAACGTGATTGGTTGCATAGCTTACTTCCCGTTTTGAGCCGTCACATATCCCAACACATCTGCAGCATATAAAGCCTGATCCAGATTAGCTGTGAACTGTGTCTGAGTTGCACCAGGTATTAACTGCATCAAGTTATAAGCCAGACTTTCAGGGCTATCAGACTTGAATACCAATTCCTTGACCTGATCTGGTTTCAGTAGCTGCAATTCATCCTGACCATCAGTCAGTTCTTCAACTTCCTGCTGCTCTGGTGAAAGCTTGTTTGCTGTCGCCTTGAAGTTGAATGCCTGGCGAGGTAATGCAGTGAATTGATTGAAGCCAGTTTGAGGCTGTTCAATCACATCACCATCTTCCAGACCATATTCACGCTTAAAGTATTGTGGCGTTAAGACTGCACCGGCATTCTTTAACTTCACATCACGATCCGCTTTAGGCTCTTCCAGTGATTTCTCTTCACCAATGATGACCCGGTGGCGTTCCCAGCCATTGATATCACATAGCGCGTTAATAATGGCTTGTATCGTTGGCATGATCATCCGGACATCGGCTTTATACTTTGAGTTTTGCACTTCAAGATGCACATCACCCAAAGCACGAGAGCCCGCACCATCTGTACCACTGGTTAAAGTCTGACCCAGAATCACCTTTTGAATACGGCGCTCAAGGTTCTTGTCAAAAGTTTCGAATGTCTGTGATGCGTTGCCATTGGTATTGGCTGTCTGGATCTCTACCGAATCTGTACCGCTTAAAGCAATTACCGAACTGGCATGCGCTCTAAGTAGTGCATCACGCATATCTGTCGTCTTGCCGGCAGTTTTACCAACCAGCATTGGTAAGCCAAACTTTTCAACAAACTTGGCCCAGAACTTAAAGCCAGACGTCTTGAAGAACCAGACCCAGTACAGTCGACTTAATAAAGCCTCACCTAATGGATTTTCATACGTTGATTTACAACGTGTCATGAAGTGCTTGAAACGTTGATCTACTTCCTGATCCTGCCGAGTTGTATTGTAGTTGGCCAGCAACATCAGACGACCATCATTCTTAGGCTCATACCATTGCATTGGCTTTTCACCAATCCACTTAAAACCAATAAACGGCGTAATGGTATTGCCATCATTATGTAGGCTCGGTTCCTCAGGCTTGGTATAGATTGCCTCTAATACTGAATATCCGTACCAGCGAGCATTCTGTGCACCCAAGAGAATCTCAGACCACCACTCACGTAAATGCTCCATAATGATTTTAGATTCCGGTCGGTCCATCGGCTCTACACGCCATGATGCACTCTCAAGTTTATCCTGGCGTTTTTCAATGGCCTGATAAATCTCATCGTCATACATCATGACTTTTAAACGTGGGCGCGTAACACCAGCTTTCCGAAGTACTTCATCGCCATCCGGCATTTTTGTCAGATAACTGATTAAGGCCTGCTCTGCCTCATGAGAATAGAGGGCACCAGATTCGGGCTTACTATTTTCAGACTTTTTACTTTTCTTAGCCATAAATAAAACCTTAAGCCGCTGGTGGGCTGTAATTAATTGCAATCACTGCATCTTCAATCGCATCAATAAGTGTATCTACTTGGTCATCATGATCGTGAGTGAATGCCGCATTGAATGCTTCACACTCTTCAAAGAACTCACCGACCCATGGTGCATCTTTAGGTACCAATACAAACCGGTCATCAGGCTTGTCCTTATAGTTCGCTTCAAGATGAACCTGCACATCCATGAAACGGGAAAGCTTGTCGGTATTACGCTGGACCGGAATCACAGCAACGCCTGAATAAGTACCCAGTGTTTGGATCAATTGGGTACCGGATGCCTTGTCCTCTACTTTCATGTAGCGAATAGGCTTGGTATGCCAGGTGTATTCCTTGTGCTTATCCAGAAATGCTTTAGCCTGGCGGTTTAGTTCCGGCGCTTCCCATTTGCCTCGTAAGAGATCCAGCAAATACAACTTGCCATCTATCCCCATACCTACCAGTAGAAATACAGAGTAGTCATTGTGCTCTTTGGTTTTTTGCGCCGTATCAACAAGGACGGCGCGCCACTGAAGTTCTGGAATATCTTTATAGAATCCGAACCATTCAGACTTAATCAGGTCACCGCCTAATTTCTTAGGCTGCTGCATGTACTGACTAGAGAATGTATAACGGGATACCGTGGCACCTTCTTTATCCTTGCCACCCTTTTCAAGTTGTAATAAGGATTGAAGCGATTCTTTCTTTGGCCAGTAACTTTGGCGACCCTGCTCATCACGCTCAGCATCTCGCGGTACCAGCTTTTGAATATGCTCTGGCAGGGTTGCAATGTACTTATCATCAATCAGTGCTGGGATGGATATTTGGGTCCATTCACCAGGTAAATTACCTGTCATGACAAAGTTGGTTGGATCCTCAGTATGCAGGCGCTGCATGATCATGATGATGGGTGTATCAGACTTGGCTTTACGTGAGTTCACCGTATTAAGTAACTTGCGATTGGCGGCATCTCGTTTGATCTTACTGAAAGCATCTTCTGGCTTTAATGGGTCATCGATAATGATACAACCTGTAAAGCCATCATCAGCCAGTGTTCCTGCGCGCCGTCCTGTTACCTGTCCACCCATAGAGGCCACATACACATGGCCAACATCGTAGTCCTCAACTGTAATCTTCCATTCCTTTTTGGAGTCAGTACTATTGGAGACCGTTAAATCCCACATCAATCGATAGTCTTTCGACTTCACAATGTCACGCGCCGTATCTGATACGCCTTCGACCAGTGACTGAGAGAATGACAGATACAGGAATCGAGAACGCGCATTTAAGGCTAAGCCGCGTGGAATTAGGTTGGTGGTCAGTTCAGTCTTACCAGCACCTGGTGGAACATTGATAACAACGTTTGCAATCTCACCTGCAATGACCTGGTCAATAATCCATGAGATATAAACATGGTGCCAATTCACCGTAAATTTAAAGCCCATACGGGGCTTAAAGAATCGCCGGGTGAAATATAAATGCTCATCTTCACACAGCTTCTTTTCAACCTGTGTTTGCAGATTCATTTAATATTCCTCTTGGGCCTTCTTCACTGCAGCTTCAACTTGTTCTTGAGTGGCATGAACAACTGTTGTCTGTAATGCTTCGCCGTCCTTACCGGTAATTTCTTGTCGGTTAGTAAACTGCCCACCGCAGTCTTTAGCCGCTTGCTCGAGAATCTTGAGTGACATCACTGTGTTCTTTGCATTGCGCTCTAATTGCTTCTGATACTGCTTTAAGCGGTAATGCTTGTTTGCAATCGGGATATCAATTAAGCCAGCATCAAAATCGGCGCGTGTCTTATTGAATAAATCGACAAATTTTATACTCAGATTTCTGCCTGAATATTTTGTAGGATCGTAAGCCTGGCATTGGCTTCGTGAAATTTGAATCCCATACTCTTGTTTGACGAGATCAACCACCTCTTGAGGGGTATCACGGCATGCAAGAGCTTGAACTATAAATATTTTTACAGGCTCTTTTAATGCTGCCATAAGCTCCCCTTTGTACAACTACGTACAACAAAGCAGGCAAAAAAAATTTAAGCCAACTTCAATAAACACGTACCACATGCATGGGCAATTTTTGCTTTGCCGATTGTCGGGCCATCATTCACTAGATCCACCATCTTTTGTACATCCGGTGATGCACCGTAACGCTGAACAACCCCGTGGAATTCCTCAACATCATGTGGCCTTAGGTAATACTTGTACTCACCAGTGGATTGACTCACCAAATAATTGCCATCCTCATCGCGCTTGGCACCAATGTGATAAAGCTCATGTTCTATCAATGCGCAAAAATCAGTATCACTTGCATTGTGTGCAAACCATGCATCAATCGTGATGATGAAATTCGGTACACAACCAAACCAGTCAATCATCTGTTTTTCTTGGCGCATCTTTCGCCAGCCGCCCGCCATCGGCGCAAACTTTTCAGTCTGACCTAAAACAATTTTTTCAGACTTTTTAAATCCACTTGATGCCCATAGCACCATGAATAAATCATCATCCCATGGCGATATATGCATGTGATCAGGGTTGTGAAGCTCACTATCCTCATCAATGAATGTTTTTAAAATCCATTCTTTTAGTTCGTGTGCAGGCTCAAACCCCACAGGTTCTTCAGGGTCAAGATCAAGCAGGCTTTGAGGCGGCATTGGTCGTTTCACAGCAATACATTCCGTAAGTTTCTAATACGATCTTTCAAGCGGCGCATGATGCCGTCAATCGCTAGCATCTCTGCCCGCGTCAATCCAGATCTACTGAGATTCTGATACTTAGACAGCTCAGCACTGCAAAATTCTAAGTCTTGTTTCGCCTGTACTTTGTCTGTCACAGATCACAACCTTCCGATTTATTTTTTTGATAAGCCTTAATTGCCTGCGGATCGTTCATAATCAAACTAATTGCAAGCGCCAATTGTTTTAATCGCATAAACCAACCTTTCGGTATTTCCAAATAGCTCGAGTGAGAAAAGAAAAACCCCGCCAATAATGCATATTGAGCAGGGTCTTATGTGCCGTAATACGCTCGGCAAAATGCCACCGAAGTGGCGAGGGTTACTTTGTTTTACCGCACTTTCTGCATTCAACTTGAATAAAAATATCAGACTCGTAATCGTAGTGATGAAAGCAGAATAGGCGTTTTAAGAATTGGAGCATATCGAGCAGTCCTCGCAGTGGTCTTAAAGGTTTCGATTTCGATAGGTTTAAAATATGGTTCCCTCATTTGTGAGGGTAGCATCTGGCACGCCATGCAGGACTCGAACCTGCAACCAATGCAATAGAAGTGCAATGCTCTATCCAATTGAGCTAATGGCGCAAAATACCCGTTTTCGACAAGCCATCGGGTTACTGCCATATAGGCCCTTCAGTTAAAACCCTGTCTAACCGTTATCCACCCATGATGTGGTGACTGGAGATCAACGCCACGGCTCGGCTGTTTTTAAAGGCGCCGACAACGCCTTTAGAATTCTAAATAAAAAGGGCCTGCAAATCATGTAGACCCTTTGATTGACGGCATTCAATTTAAACCACTACGAATAAAGGAAGCCGCCAAAACGCAAAAAGCCCTTTTCGCAGGGCCAAACGCTACTCACAATCACACACACCTAACATGCACGGTCTGCTTTACTTGCTTTCAATCCTCTTTAGTTCGGGACGCTACTCCCTAGCTCAAGCCCACAAAGGGAAGTTTACTCGATGGCATGTTCCACTGGTCAGCACTCCAGCAGGGTAATTGTCTTTTTACAGACAACAAAAAAGCCCACATTTCTGTGAGCCTTTACGGTAATTACCAGTCTTTCCTGATCGTCATTTGCTTTCGCTTATTAAGCTAGACAGCCATAATATGACCATCTTATAAAAACTATAGCTTACTCAGTAAAATTTTACTAGCTTTATTTTTTTGCCTCAGCAATGGTCTTTTTTCTATAGGTTTCAATAGCTTTTGCAGCACTGTTAATCGCTGATTCCAAGGCTATAACCATCAGTGTTTCATACTGTTTCCATGTGCAGTCATAGGCCTTTAATGTCATCTGCCATGATCGGATTCCAGCGTAGTACAATCGCCCTTGTTTAGTGAAGTTTGCTTCCAATTCAGGATTTAAAGAAAAATCCATGACCATCCTCGCAATCAAGTCTGCCAACTCTGAAATTTTAATTTTTTCAGGCTCTCTACGCCCATCAAGCATTGCATTTGTTTTTAAAATCGCAGCCAAATGCGATTGCACAAGTCGATAATCAATTTCAGACTTTTCACCGAAAACAATTACTGCCGTTACCGACTTTTCCAGCTGCGTCTCCATAGATGCAATAGCACCCAAGCGATCTTCATAGTTCAAAGGTTGCTCCCCGGTCCCGCGGACAGTTGGCTCAAAGTTCGGTGACTTGGCTGTAATGCCACGGGTCAACCATTCAAATTGTTCAAATTTTTCTGCTACTGCTGCATTCATAAGTGCTTCACCCCACCATCTTTTTAATTTCTTGAATTGCGTATCCGCTTTTCACTTGCTCTGTGCTAAACCGTAAAACCTGATAACCCATCATTGTTGCTGTGTTGTATTTCTCCATATCCCCCAAATAACCTTTGCCTCGTGTATGCCGGCCATTGCTCCAGATACCACCTTCCACTTCAATCAAAAGCTTTGTATTCGAGATATGAAAATCAGCCCTCCATTTACGTTTTTCGTGAAATTGAAATTCTTGTACAAAATCTATTTTTAAGGCCTTCAGTTGCTGGACCAGTTTCGCTTCTCCCTCACTAACGACTTTCTGCCCCTTCACCTTTTTCGGCCTTTTGGCGGCAGTCTTGCGATCACCACCGTATAGTTTTTTATATTCAGCGAGTGAGATGCTGGTCACTGGTACCTCGCAGGGCTTTCTGAATCTCATAAGCCATACTTGGGCGCAAGGTTGTGTATTCATCATCAATCAATTTTTGAAGCAAGGTTTTTAGATCCTCACCTTCTTCTTGATAAGCTTTAATGCTTTGCGCTTGGTTTGAATTCCATTCTTCAAGTCGATCAACCTCAGCCTGTCTTGATTGCTCGCGATTCAACCAAGCCCACCAAGCAAAACTTCTCTCATATTGACCACCGCCTGCGCGCTGATACTGACCTTCGTCTTCCCACCATTGATCAAATTCATTAGCCCAAATTGCCTGCTGATCTAACTCAGCTTGTGTGTATGGCTTCACGCCCTCAAAATCACTCATCTCTCAATCACCACTGTAGTTGGGCTGATATGGTTTTTGATGTCGCTGCAATGGTCGGTTCGGTCGTGGTCAGCTAGAGCGGCGCGGAGGAATTCGAGCTGAATAGCATCTTCCGCAAGTTCTGGATGAACCGGAAACCAACCATGATCCGGTAACCACATTTGGAAGTAGTTAAAAAAATGCTTGTAGTAATCAACCTTGTTTTCAAATTGCTGACCAAAACAAAAAAATAATGTCGTACCTTCAGGCGCCCCATCCACAATTTCCCGCATTTGTTCGATTGTTAATTTCATACAGCCACCCAAAAAAATTGTTTTGCCTTATTTGTTGCCTTCAAGCTCAAAGGTTTTACGCTATTGCTTTCCAGATACCCGTTTTCAATCAGCTGCTTTACCAGCAAGGCGGCATTTCTGTTGTTAATGCCGATCCATTCCTGAATTTCTTTAATCGAAACTCTGCCTCGGTGCTCCAAGGTTTTTCTTAATACGATTGCGACCTTTTCCGCCTGCGCGACCGCATGATTTGAACGGCACCAGTCGACAGTCTGAAAATCATGCTCTACTTTTTGCTGTGCCATACCCGCTCCCCATCAATAGATCCGAAACCACACAACAAACACGCAACGTCATATCCGTGTTCACAT